GGGAGTAATCCGTATTATCTCTTCGGACAATCACCGACAGAATATCAATGACATCAGGGAGAATTTCATAGTTTCCCGTTCCCGTCACTAACGCAAGAGATCTTTGTTTTATAGTCCACTGGTTAAGACCACGGTTGGCCCAATCCGCCAGCAAAAGATTTAAAGACCTTTTAGCAGATTTAAGATCGTAACCTGTTCGGACCTCTAACCCGCACCGCTCGAAGGCTTCTTCGACATACTCGGCAACGTCTAGTTCAAAATCCCTACTGGCGGATGTAGTCATTATCCGTACCTACTTTTTTTTCTTTTTAACAACACCGCCTGATCGCATTTTCTTTACCATGCCACCACCGCGCATTTTCTTTACCATACCACCACCACGCATCTTCTTAGCGGCAGCGGATTTCTTTTTACGAGGCTTCATAGCCATTTTTCAATCTCCTGTGTAAGTTGTCGCGTTTTTCAAATATTTCGGAGGCGTTATATTCGCCAACATAACTATCATAATATCCCTTTTTATCCAACTTGTCTGCCGCTTCTTGTAGCTTCGACAGCCTTTGCACAAATATCATACTGTACTCAGTGTCTGTTACGGCTTCAATTGCTGTTTGCTCTGCCGCTTCACTAACTTCGTCGTCAGGGTGAAAGCCCATCAGCCAAATGTCTTTATCTATAAAAGTTCCTGATGCTATGACATCGTTCAATGAATCGAAATAATCATGGAACTCTTCGGGGTCTTTCTTGTTAGCTAGGTCTACGACAATGGCTAAATCAAAAGTGTCGTCAAACTGGGATATGCAGGAATAAAGGGGTTGGTAGGAGTCGTGCCGCTTAAAGACTATTGCTACTTTGTCATCTACCCACGCCTTACGCGCATAGGGACAAGGCGGTAAATCGTTGAAATAACTGCTAGGCTTCTCTAAAATCTGAGAAGACCAAAGCTTTATTTCTTGAACAATCTCCGCTTCTTGCGGGTCACTGAAGAAGCCAGTGTCCATATCCCCTCAATTATAAAAGACGGTTACGCTGGTAACATTGGTCAGTACGGCGAAGCATCCTTCGCTAAACAGCATTCCTTCGTCAGGAACGTAGACCGTGTCGTCAGTACTGTTGACAAAAGTCATTGTCAATAAGGTAGCACCGTTGGCGTCACTTCCGTTCTTTAATACAAGCGTAGGAGAAGAACCTGCTTGATAGTGAATAGCCTTAATCCTAGCTCGACCGCCAAAGACTGCCCCAGAAGCCGTAAGATACGTTGCTTGTACATCAGAAGCCATTTCTATCTCTCACTTTTTTTTAACTGTTTTAGCCGCATTCTTGAAGTTTTTAGCAGTAGGTCGGCCTTTTTGACCCGGTTTTCTCATTTTTTCGCTAGATCCCGCCTTAATCCTAGCTTTTTTAGCTGCAATATTAGCATAAAGCCCCGGTTTCTTAGTTGCCATAATAGATCCTAGCTATAAAACACGTTTACGGAGGTACACGCCGTGAAAACAGACACAAAAATGTCGCTTACTCTGATGCCGTCATCCGGTATATTTACAGAATGAGTGTTAGACGCATCTAAATCCATGTCTAAAATAACAGCACCCCCGTTACCGTTTGTAAAGGTAATACGGGGGGTGCCCGTTGTGGTCTTTATTTGGACCTGACGAATACGTGCAGGACCAACACCCGCAGACCCTGCACCTGTTAACCGTTTTGATTGAACGTCAGAAGACATAACCTAACACCTATCTATGCACGAATAGCAGTGTTAAATGCTTGTGCGTACATTACGGTGATACGGACGGAGCCCGCGTTTGTAGCGGCAGAAGACGTTACAGTTAAACGTAAGTCTGAAGTGCCAATATTGTCCCATGCTAATGTACCGCCGCCTGAAGCACCTAAAGCCTTAACACCGACAGTAGTACCTGATGCCAACGCGTTTATAAAGGTATTAGCGCCACCACCAACCTGACCAACACTAATGTTTGTTGTAGTATTTGCAGCTACAGCTAAATCAACAACGATGTTGACAATTTTGGAGTTTGCAGGGATTACGATATTTGTTACGACCGCTCCAAGTGCGCCGCCCGCAAGGGTTTGCGCTGTGTCTTGGCACATTACAACATAGCCTACGTTAGCTATGTCAGTGCCTACGGTAGTACCTGTAGTGTTTCGGATGTTTCCAGCCCGGATTGGGCCGCTGAAAGTTGTATTCGCCATGAGTATCTCCTGTCGTGGCTAGTGTCAGGTACTGTATGCACCTGTCAGGGATAGAATATTCTATACTACATAAAAAAGGGGGCTTTTACACCCCCTTCACAACACTTCACAGTGTAGTTACGCTGCGCCGGGTGTTCCGTAAACAGAACGCCAATCAGAAACTCCAAACGAATAACGTTCGCGAGCTTTGAAACGCATGTTGCCAGTATCAAAATCCCCTTCCATTGCCGTTTTAATAGGCGACCGGTTGAAGTATTTGAAACCGTTAGGTGCGTCAGTCTTGATGAAGAAAGCATCTGTGTCGGTGAAGAAGTGGTTTACCACTGCACCGTCTGGAAGCATTCCCATAGACTTCATTGCGTTGTTGTCGTTATCCGCAGTACCAGAGCGCAAGTTCGAGTTAATAACTCGTTCTGCGATGAACTGAAGCTCTTTAGGTATCATAAGCTTCATGCCGCGAACAGCAATCTTCAAACCACGCTCATCTGTCAATCCAGCAATATCAATTAACATCTGCTCCAACGAAGTTTCGTTGAGGTCGGCAGCAACTGCCAAGAGGTTAGTCTGGTTACCAGAAAGAGAAGGATGCGCTGCGGAAATCAGTGCTGCACCGTCGCCCATCGCATTAGCACCGGTCAAGAACGCATTGTTCAAGATAGCTGCCGCTTTGATTTGCTTAGTCTGAGCCATAGATCGGGCCAGAGCTTTGGTGTACCGCGAGGCAAGACGATCATAAAGATTGTCTTCCACAGCTTCCTCTGTAATAGAGAATGCCAGTGCAATGGTTTGGTGAGTGTAACGAGCGGTGTATGTCTCTTGAGCGTCGTCAAAGCTGATGGACTGTCCTTCATTTTTGACGGGGGCAGTGGAGAAACCACCAAGCATTACTTCTTCTTCAAAGGCTCTGTCCGAAGACTCTTCCTCAAAGATTTCAGAATGCTCATTCTCGTAACGGTTGTATTCGAGTCCGAACAAGGCATTTAAACCGGGTTCAAGCTCCTTCGCTAGTTGTGCGCGTGAAATAGCCATTGGTTAACCCTCCTTAAACGCCCGTCGATGCCGCAGTAGTCTGCGAATCGAAACGGCTTATAGTGGCATTAAAATGAGCGTTAATCCTAACGATCATAGGAATACCGGCTTCTGAGAAGTCAGTGTTTCCTGCGTCGTCTTGGATTCCAACAATACGCAACGGCAAAGTAGCTGTGGTATTGATAGAAGCAACGTTCAAAGTTGAGTTTGAGTTACCTACAGACGTACCTGTACGCGCTGAAGTACCCAAAGAAGCGTTTGCAAAAACAGCCGCTTGTGCCGTAGCACGATTCGTCAGTGTTGCGTCAGACGCGACTACAAACAATTGGTTAGGGTTGTCAGCAACGAAGGCTTTTACAGGATGGTTAGTATCCACGCCTACCGCGCCAGAACCGGGCCAATGATTTACAAAGACTGGCTTCTTGGAAACAGAATCTACATATTCTACGCCCATCAGGACACCAAGTGCGGGGGTTGTAGCCCCACTTGTGGCACCAGCAAAATCTATTACGCCCGCAGCAGCAGGTACGCAAAGAGCATACTGGTAAATCACATTGGTATTGTTGGAAGCGATTTCGTACTGAGTTACCCCAGTAGAATTAACACCGCTACCTACTAGCCCGATAGGACGAAGACCAAAGGCAGTATTTTGATTTGCCATGTTAGTTTTCTCCTAATGGGGCGGCCCTTTTCATTTTTGAGGGCCACCGAAAGTTACACGAGTTTGACGGTCAGGGTTACTAATCGTCATGGATGAATGTGCATTCTCTCTCATCATATCGTGATCTACTGCATCCATTTGGTCTTTACTACGTCTTGCGAAGTATTCAGTCCTTTCAGCAATAGTCTCAATCGGAATCCGAGCGAGAAGCAATCCGCCAACTCCAAACACACCCTCATATTTACCTGATTCAATTGTCGGGGATTCAAAGTCTGGGTACTCGTCCCTACGGACAAGCTCATAACCTTCCCTTAGTTTTGCGCTGACGTTTTTAGTATCATCAAATCCTCGCGTTTCGGCTCGAATCCAACGATGCTTAAACCCATCAGGGGCAGGTGGTGCATCTAGCATAGACGGGGGAGCCCACGGCTTACGAACGGCCTGTTTCTCCCGAGTTTGGTTAGCGCGAGAAGCACGATCAACATCGGAACCCATTGTTAGGTCTTTTTGTTTAGTCATTTCTATCACTCCTTCACGTATTTCGCATATTCTTCAAGCGGCACACCCAATTTCTTCGCAATTGCGACTTGGCTCGGGGTGAGTCGAACCTTTCTCCCACTGCGCCCAGATGTATTAGTTCTTGAAGCACCAATAACCGTCTGAGCGGGTCGTTTGTTTTGGGCCTTTTGCGCGTTTCCAAACTTGTCAGAAATGCGACGATCTAGTTCAGTATAGTAGTCTTCCCCCGTAGGGTCAAACCCTTCATTTTCAACCAGCGCCTTATGTATTCCGAAGGCTGCATAAGTCATCGCTTCGTCAGCACCAAACCAGCTATTCTTTAAAGCCCACTGCTCTGCTTTCGGATCGGGTCTTTTAGGTTGTTGTGCTGGCATAGGCTGACGGGCCTGATGCTCTTGCGCTGCGGCATCCTGCTGTTGAGCCCTGTCCGACTGCATCTTGGCTTGGTTAGCCCTATCCTGCTGGATAGCTAGTCCTGTAAGCTCTCGTTGAGCTTCCACGGCGGCTTGACTGTCGCCTATCTCCATAGCCCTAGTAAGATTAGATTCTGCTTGAGACATCTGCGTACTAACACGATTCGAGTACTCGGTTACATAGCTAGAGTCCAAGCTAGACATTCGTTTTTTTAAAGCTTGAGATTCGCCTTGTACTGCTTGGGCATACTTAACCGCTTCTTGTTCTCGGCGCTCTGCTTCACGCATTTTCTTAGTAAGGCGACTAATCCGTTTTTGCGTAGAAGTCTCGGCTTTAGAAAACTGGTCTTCCGAAGACTGTTCAGTGTCCTCAGAAACCTCGTCTACGACCTCTACGTCTACAGATTCTTCACCGACGTCCAGTTCTATGGTGTTGTCGTTTTCAGACACGTAACTCTCCTTAATTTAATTGATGGATATCTTCAGGATCTAAAATGGTCGATAAAATCTCATCATCGTTAAGAATCCGAACTTCTCCACCATCAATCTGAAATCGTGATCCAGCATAGCGAGCAAACATTACCCACTGCTTTTCTTTGCACCACGGTCCAGAAGGGAACTTGCTAGTGTCCTTATAGGCTAGAGGGCCTAATTTAAGAACATAACCGACCTGAGTAGATATTTGACTCTTCTCCTGAGTTTCTGTTGGCAGAAAAATGCCACCCGCGGTCTTTCCCTTACCTTGATAAGGTAAAATCAAAATCCGCCAGCCTGTAGGAGAGGGCATCCGATCTAAGAGAGTTTTCCCGATAGCTTCAGGGTTAAGGCGCGGTTTATCCACGTAAGCGTCCGCAAGTTTGTCTACGGTTTTTACTTTATCTTCGGGTACAACTTTTTTTTGTTCTATCATATAGATTGCTCCTGTTTATCTAGCAGGCTCTTGAGTTCCTGTTCAACGTGATTAAGGCAATCTAAATTGCCCATAAGCTCGCGGTATTGTTCCATAGACTTGACGTTACCATATATCATCAAATCCGTTACACCTTGCCGTCTTTCCCTTAATATCTTAAAGACAGCCTCGGCCACGTAAAGTTCGTCCATCCATTCCTCGCATATAATCAAACAATGTCTGACATAATCCTATCACAGGATGTATACGAGCCACTAGGACATAATCTATAATTATGCGATAGATCGCAGTTCAAAATGCGGACCATCTACAAAAGGTCGTCTGCCCTGAGATCTTCGTAAATCAACGTAGCTATTCATGGCTTCTTCCATACTACCTTCCCAATCCCTGATATCAGGCACAGTCCAAGAGCCACCCCATCTAATAGAGGCCCCGTGTTCTTGTGCTGCTGCTTTCATCGCGTCAGCAATATCATCGTACAAAGTGATCTCCCAAGAAGCCCGCTTTCCGGCATAAGCCATAAGATCTACCGCATGAGAGTAACCATCACTTTGCGGTAAGTGATAGCTATCCATTGTCTTAGACGCCCCACGTTCAAAAAGGTCTTTCTGCTCTTCTAGAGTACGAACGCCGTGAATTACGCCAAAGTCTGTTTTAGTATAATCCAAGGCCGTTTTTACAACCGAGCATAGTAAAGGATGAACACCGTCTAGGTTAAGAAGGCTCCTCTGAGACATTTTAAAACCACCGAACATCTTACCTACCTAGCGTCTGAATGCCTGTCAGGGGCTTAACCACGCCGCCTCTAGCAAAAGGAGCCGCTGGGCCCAACGGACGTTCAAAGGGAGACTCCGTACCGGGCGGCCTGTTTCCAGAGTTAAAAGGGTTGTCCGGACGAGCGGGGCTTATAATAGCTCCAGTTCCGGGATCTCTAATGGGTCCGTCCACTCCTTCATACTTTAACTCAAAATCAGTAGCTACTCGGCCACCATCGGGAATCGGAACAGCCTGCCTTAGCTGGTCTACACGATCCCCAACCGTATAATTGCTGGAGTCTTGCAGCATACCAACCTTATCTACAGGTACAGTTGTAGCAGGCCCAGAACCGACCCCGGTATTGCTATTATTAATAAGAGGCAGGAAAAATTTGTTCCA